CACTGCATCCAAGGACCCTCTTCGAGGAAACTTCGTTTTATTGAAGGGAAAGGGTTTGCTCTTGCCATGAAGGCATGACAAACTTACTCACGGAATGTGCAAAGGCATCACGCCTCGTCACATCGTACACACTGCTGACTCCGACCAAATGGGTATCTTTGTAAGATAACCATGCGGCTTCGGCCCTACGTTTACTGGCCACGTGGCCACGCATCCATAGCGGAGTATCTTTTCGTTCTTCATAACCCAAGTCACCGGATAACCGGTTCATTAGACGTTTGAAGAAGAAATCATACTCGCTATTATGCTTGTAGACTGTAGGTTTGCGAACCACCCGCGAAAAGCGGAAATGGCCACCAGAGTCGGGTTGCAACTCTCTGAACAAATGTGTATTAGTAGACTCTGTAAAGGGTCCATAATACATCAATTGTTCAGGAACCCACACCTTAAGTTTCTTAAGGGTGGGTGAGTCGCTATGACCTAATGTGTTTTTGTGTAACCAAAGGTAGAGTTGATTATGTAAGACAAATACATCGTCTACATACTCAACAGGTTCCTTGTGAAAAACTGGCCTTATATCGACACCGTCGATAAAGTCAGCACCACAAGATTCCCTAAAACTACCATGGAAAAAAGACTTCTCCAGGTTAACACTAAAACCGCAGTATGCGAACAATTCAGTTAGTAAAAGACTAACTTCGGTCCGGCACACAACATCATCACCATAAACTGCTACATCGTCATGGTCCCAAGGGATACCACAACATTTGTAACAAGCATAAGTGAGTGATGCAAAGATCAATGATTCCAAAGCAAACGTGAAACCATTACCCATAGAGGATATTTTCTCGTAGGTAAAGACATCACTGCCATATTCACCATGATGACTGCGCAATGCATCCATTATGATAAACCACTCAGACGGGAACAGAAACCGGACAATTTCAATTGAAATTGTATCCGAGGCTGCTTTAAGGTCGATTGTACTATGACTACCAGTCACAGAACTTAGTTTTGCTAAGTTCTGATTCTTTGACTGATCATCAAGGTCAATTCCCCAACGTTTAAGTTTACGCCTGAAAACATCTTCAACACCAAGTTGGAGTTGTAAATTCAGGCCTGGCTCGATTGCTATAGTACGCTTTGTGAAAGCGTCTTTTGGAACAGTGGTTACTCTATTACCATCAACTATTGTCAGCAAAGATGTTAACCATCCAGGCTGCAATGGACCGACGAAAGGGTGTTTGCGTTTTACAACGACAAACTTAGTACCCTTCCGACGTTGATTACGACTTGCAGGCTTTGTATAATGAAAGCGAAAATACGCTTCATAAGCTTGCAGTGTCCTATCATCGGTAGTAATATAATCTAGAACGTAAGGCAAAGCTTCAGCAGTTACTGTCCAGTGGCAAGGGTCTGAGTGTTTGTAAAAACTCGTCACCTTTCCGCCTTTGGTAGCTGCATAACTTTGCCCGACACCAGGTCTTGCGCCTTTATACACATCCGCAAGGTCTACTTCTTCTCCTATAACCCGTCTAATAAATTGACGAGCATAAGTAAGACAATCAACCATTGCGTCTGATTCAGGAAATGCCAAATCACGAGGTAACTGGGCGTTAGCCCTAGCACACCGCGATTCTGCTGAATAGAAGGTGGTGGAAGCTGCGCTTTCGCGGGCTTCTTCCATATCTTTATCGGCAGTTGCAAATTTCCGTATAAAGCTGGTAGCTTGATACACCAATGCACATGCGTGCACTGAGTAACCAAATTGATCACACAAACATCGTGGTGACC